TTGCCACGTACAACCAATATGGTTGGTACGGGGATTTTTCGTCGTCGTCTGGTGCGTCAGGTGCCGGCATGACCGCTTTTCAATCGGTATTTGGCCACAACGATTATTCTCTCTACAACAACTTGGGTGAGGTTACCTGGATCGACGTCGCCAGTGATACCCCGCGACTGGCGCATATCAAAGACAACATCACCGGAACGGGCGGTGGAGAATTCGGTTTCTTCCATGCCCAGAACTGTCGTTTCGAGGCAGGAGGTACGACGGGAACGCCATGGATCACGAATTCCGGCACGATGCGTTTGAATAACTGTTTCATCACAGAACGCAACGTCGCCGGGACGACTTACAACGCGACTGCCGATGTGATTTTCACGACGAACGCAAACGGACATACCATCGTGGAAGGCGGCGATTGGCGTAGCAGTGATGGACGATACAAGGCAACCGGCGCCGGTTCGATTTCGCAACGCGGCGTCCGCCCGTTGACGGATCAATTACCCGTGTTGTTCAATGCTGCAAATAGCGGTATTTTGAACAACGATTTCACCGCCGCGAACGGGACGAACGGATGGGCGGTGACAACCGGGGCGGCGACGCTTACCAACGTCGCCGATGCCAACATGCTTTTGGCGGGGCGCGCGTTGAACATTACGCCGACCGTCTCGACTGTGGTTTCGAGTGCGCCGATTCCATTGGATACGAAGTATCAAGATTTCAATATCGCCATGCGCGGCGCGAACAACAACGCGTCGACCGATGTTAATTGGGTCGTGACCCAATACAACCAAACGGGTAATGCGGTTGCGACGGGCACCGCCCCCGTGATACCCCACGGGGGCGCTTACACCTATTTGGTCTACAAAGGCACGGTTGCTGCCGACGCGGCGTATGCAGTTATCACCATCAATTTCGCTGCGGGTCAAACTTCGATGGTGGCGGTGTCCGATTGGTATCGGACACAATGGTAGAAACTTAACTTCAAAGGAACGACAATGAACGGAATGGACATGACGGTCAACGCGATAATGAAAGCCACCGGCTTTGTCCGCGAAGATTGACCATGAACCCCCCTAGAATCGACAATGCGGGAACGCCCGCAGGGCCTCAACCGAAAAGAGTGATGCCCATCGATCCCAACAGCAAGGCCGTCAAAGAGGCCCTCAAAGAGGGGCTTCAGGAATGGCTGAACGACCAGATGGCTGAATTCGGCAAGTGGTCGCTTCGCACTCTGCTGGCCTTGTTCGTGGCCGGCATTGTGTGGCTGGCGCTTGTCTCCAGCGGCTGGAAACACCCATAGCAATTGAAAGGCCCGCCATGCGCACAACCGACGAACCGACCGAAACGAAGCCTTGGCAACCGCTCGGGGAGCGTGTTGTGCGCCAAGCGCCCAAGCCTGCGCCTGGCGCTCCGCCACCACGCGGCCCTTACGGCGTCATTGTTGGTGACGACGGAAAGCTCCGCACTACCAAGAATCCGAACCCATGACCGTTAACAGCCTTTCGTACAGCCTGGACGGCCAGCACCTGACACAAGGCTTCGAGTCGTGCCGGCTGACGGCCTATCCCGACTCCAAGGGGGTGCCAACGATTGCCTGGGGTCACACGGCAGGCGTGAATCTAGGGGATGCCTGCACCCAGGCCCAGGCGGATGCATGGCTGCTGGAGGACATCCAGACCGCCGTGGATGCCGTCAATCGGCTGGTGACCGTTCCGCTTCAGCAGCACCAGTTCGATGCACTCGTAGATTTCACGTTCAATGCTGGTCAGGGGAATTTCGCCAGTTCCACGATGCTGAAGATGCTCAACGCGGGCGACTTCATGGGTGCGGAACTTCAGTTCGCCCGCTGGGACATGGCGGGCGGCGCACACATTGCCGGCCTAGCGCGTCGTCGCGCTGCCGAGGCCGCCGAGTTTGGCGAGGATGAGGGCATTTAGGTGGCCGACGAGGTTCCGACTGGAATTGACCACTGGCCTACCTACTGGTGGCGCCCGGCCTGCGGATTCGCCTGCGCGATTACTTTCGTCGGCAATTACTTCGTTCTTCCTCTCCTGAAAATACCGCCCGCGACGATCCCAACGGATGCATGGATGGCGATTGGCGGTATCCTTGGGGTTGCATCGTTCTTTCGGGGCAAGGCGCAGGCCGACCCGAACGTGAACATCGATCAACGCGGCTAGGCCGCAGAAGGAATCCTCATGACTCTCGATCCCGCGCTCACCGTCGCCATCGTCGTCGCCGTCCTGGCGGTCGTCGTTTTCGCCATCCATCGCGCATTCCCGGCGCTGACGCTCAAGGGCGCTGTCGCTGACGCCAAGGCCGAAGTCGGCAAGGCGGAAACCGCGCTGTCGGCCGTTCAGTCGCGCCTCGACGCCTACACGCACGCCGAACTCGTCAAGCTGGCCGGCGCGATCATGGATCACTTGGCGGACACCTCGGCAGCAGAACAGCAGATCAAGGCTGGGCAGGCAACGATGGCAAGCCAAGCGCAACTGCTGGCCGCCGTGAAGGCTCGTGTTGCCGCTGCGACGATCAGCGCTGCCGTGTGATGTTCACGCGTCTGGAGCTTGAGGCTATCGCGGGGGTCATCCTCGTGATTGCCGCTTGCCTCGGGCTGCATTTCTACGACCAGAAGCAGCAGGCGCTCGGCGCGGCCAACAACATCGCTCAGCAGGCGACAAGGGCGCTTGCGGGCGAGCAGGCCGCGCGCTCGGAGTCCGAACGCCGCGTTATCGCCATCCAACAGAAGGCCGACCATGCTGAAATTGCCGCAAGTTCTGCGCGCGCTGATGCCGATGCCGCTCGGTCTTCTGATGATCGGCTGCGCCAGCGTCTCGCCGCCCTCAGTCGTGCAACCCCCGTCCATCCCGCCGCTTCCGATCCAGGCGCGCCAGCCACCGGCGCCGCTGATTTGTATGCCGACGTGCTCAGCCGGACTCTCGAAGCTGCTCGACTCATTGGCGCCTTTGCAGACGAGTCCAGTATTGCCGGCCAAGCCTGCCAACAGTCTTACAGCGAATTGAGCAATCAGGGCGAATCGCGTACCATCCCGCAATGAATAGAGGGGAATATCAGTGAATATCATCCAGAAGGCTCAGGCGCTTGCGGCGCGGCTTCGCAAGGCTGCTGCGGCTGCTGGCGAGAAAATCCATTCGGCTGCCGTCGTGGCGGTGGTCAGGATCACCAACGCCTTGTTTGGCGATATCGTCCTGGCGGTTGGTCGATACCATGCCGAATGCTTCGATTCGGACGGCAACCTGCTTTGGAGCACGCCGTGCCCGAATACCGTCGTCACGGTGGGCAAGAACTACCTTCTGGACAACGGCATGGCCGGCAGCGCCTACACGGCGGCCTTCTACATGGGCCTCATCACCTCGACCAGCTACAGCGCGATCAGCGCGTCCGACACGATGGCCTCGCATGCTGGATGGCTTGAGGGCGGCGGCGCGAATGCCCCGGCTTACTCGCAGACGACTCGACCGACTGCGGCATGGTTAGCCGCCTCTGCGGGCGTCAAGTCGCTGTCTTCGGCGCTCACGTTCTCGATCACGTCCAGCGGTACTCTGGAGGGCGCATTCCTGACGACGGTATCCACCAAGGACGGCACCACGGGCACGCTGTTCAGCGCCGGCCTGTTCACTGGTGGCACCCAGCCCGTAACCTCCGGGAACACCGTGAACGTGTCCTACAGCCTCACCCTCACCTGATCCGGAGAGCACATGCCCGCCATGTTCAAGAACGGCGCCCGCGTGCGCCAAGTCATCACCCCGATCACTGGCCCCATCGTCCGAAAGGACTTGATCGGCGACGATATCGTCTACTTCGTTCTGAACGAGGCCACCGGCCACGAAGTTCCGCTGCCTGAAGGCGCAATCGAACTTGTGCCTGACCCGACGCCTGAAGCGCCGGCCGCCTGATCTTTCGGCGCTCCACAATGACCCCGGGCGCGACCTAGAGCCGCACCGGGGTTTTTCACATTTGAAGCCATGGCACAGCAATTCGAAGATCGCGTAGCAGAGAGCACGACCACCACCGGGACGGGGAACAT